CTGCGCTTTACTGACGCGTTGACCCTGACCCATAACGCGACAAGCCTAATCCTGCCGGGTGGCGCCAACATCACCACGGCGGCGGGCGATACCGGCACGGCAAAGAGCCTTGGTGGCGGGAATTGGGTGCTGACAGATTGGCAGCGCGCGTCGGCTTTGCCGGTTCTGCCGGGCTTGATTACGGGCTCCGGCCTGACCATGGCAACGGGGCGCTTGCTTGGGCGCGTGACTGCCGCGACTGGCGCGATTGAGGAAATCCCGCTTGGCAACACTGCCGCCGCGCTTTCTTTGGGCATCAATCGCGGGACGGAAGTGGTGCCAAGCGGCACGGCTGTGGACTTCACAGGTATCCCGGCAGGGGTGCGGCGGGTCACGTTGTTGTTGTATGGCGTTTCGACCAATGGTAATTCGTTGCCATCTATTCAAATCGGTGATTCGGGCGGTATCGAAAACACGGGATATTCAGGCCACGCGCATACACTTGGTAGCTCTGGCGCCGTGTATGCGCATACACGCACGTCGCGCGCGGTGTTGATTGGCAATCAGCATGACGCGGCGGACCTGCTTTATGGCCGCGTGGTGTTGGAAATGGGCGGCGATAACAGGTGGTTCATCACATCGCAAATATCGGATAACGGAAGCTTCATGTCTTGGGCTTCATGGCGGAAGACGGTTGGGCCGGGGGTTTTGGATCGTATTCGCCTGACTACGGTGAATGAGACGGATGCTTATGATGGCGGATTTGTCATCCCTACGTGGGAGTTCTGAACATGAAACGAACGCAAGTTAATGTGTTGACCGGGGTGGTAACAGAGATTTTTTTGACGCCGGAAGAAATCGCAGCCCTGCCTCCACCTGCACCGCCGCTTGTGCCCGCAATCACCGCGCGCCAGCTTCGCCTTGCCTTGCTTGGCCTTGGCTTGACCGGCGCGCAGGTGGAGGCGCAGATTGCCGCCATGCCGGGCACCCCAGCGCAACGCGAGGCGGCAATGATCGAGTGGGAATATGCCACGACCTACCAGCGCGATCATCCGCTTGTGGTAATGCTTGGCGCCGCGCTTGGCTTGACGGAAGCGCAGATTGATGATGCTTGGAAGGAGGCCGCTACGATATGATCCCGCACGATTCATCCTTTGGGCCACGCTTACACGAGGTTGAAACCGCCCAAGCCGTGCATGAAGCGGTTTGCGCCGAGCGTTACAACCGCATCAATGAAAGCCTTGAAGCCATCCGCAAGGAATTGGCCGATCAATGGGGCAAGCAACAGTTGATGATGAACAGGATGATGGGATTGATCCTGTTTATTACCGCCGTCGTCGAGTTAGCTCGCAAATTCCTGAATTGGTGAACACATGAGCGAAAACCTAGCCCGCGCGCTTGCCGCGCCAGCCCCCGCCGCGCAACCCTTCGGCAACCAGGACATGCTTGCGCGTATCCTAATGGGCAATCCTGATCCGGGATTGCCGCAGTATCCGGGTTTCCAATCGGCGGAAGGGCGCGGCTTTGCGCCAATGCCGACAAGCATGGGCGACATGGGGGCACGTATGGGGGCGGTGTTGCGCGGGCAGGTGGAACCGACGCCGGGCGAGCGTTACGGGATGGACGTGCCGCTTGGATGGGTGGCGGGTTCCGGTGGCAGCGCGCGAGATGGGATTAGGGCCTATCACGGCGGGGCGCCTAACCTAAACAAACTTTCACTTTCTGCCGCCACTAACCCAAGAGAAAAAGCGATTTTTGCAACAAATAACTTCGATGACGCAGAGCGATTTGGCATTCCCTACGAGGTAAAAATTAACCCGTCTCAAATGGGTTCGTATCGTTGGCGTGAATTTTCCGATGACCCAATATATGACCCAGACACAATGGCGAGAGTGCTTCAAAAAGCTCGCGAGGAGGGGCGTGCGGGGGCCATAATTCAGGGCGTGCAAAATTTTGAGTATGGTAATCCATCTACAACATACGCCGTTTTCGACGATAGCCTAATTGACATTCTGCGCCGCTATGGCCTGGCAGGAATGCTAACCGGTGGCGCGGCATCGCAAGCGCAAGCAGGAGAACCCGCCCCATGATCCCCGCAATCATCACGGCGCTTGTCCCGGCGCTTGGCACCTTGGTTGACCGGCTGATCCCTGACAAGGCGGCGGCAGAGCGCGCCAAGGCCGATATGGAAGCCGCGCTGGTCAGAGCCGCGAATGAAGCCGCGCTCGCCCAGGTCGAGGTCAACAAGATCGAGGCCGGGCATTCATCCGTATTCGTGGCGGGATGGCGCCCGGCGATCGGATGGGTTTGCGCGGCTGCGCTGGCTTGGGCGTTCATTGTGGCGCCGGTCGCCACCTGGGCCATGGCGGCGCTTGGCGTGAAAGAAACCCTGCCGGCCATCGGGACCGATAACCTATTCGAGTTGGTGCTGGCCATGCTTGGCTTGGGCGGCTTGCGGACCTTTGAAAAGATGCGCGGGGTCGCCCGGCAATGAGCCTGTCCTCCCGCTGCGAATTGCGCCTGGCCGGGGTGCATGAGGATTTGGTGCGCGTGGTGCGGAACGCGGCGGCGGGCGGCGCGGTGTTTCGGGTGACGGAAGGCTTGCGGACACCTGAGCGCCAGCGCCAGCTTGTGGGGGAAGGCAAGTCGCAAACCCTGGATAGCCGGCACATCACCGGCCACGCGGTGGACGTGGTGCCGCTGGATAGCGCCGGCAATGTGTCATGGGCATGGAGCCTGTTTTTCCCGCTTGCTGACGCCTTTCGCGCGGCTTCCATTGCCGAGGGCGTCCCGGTTGTCTGGGGCGGCGCGTGGGGGCAGCTTATGGGGGATTACGCCACCGCCAAGGCTGGGCAGGCGGCGTATGTGGCGCGGATGCGTGAACAGGGCCGCAAGCCGTTTCTGGATGGGCCGCACTTTGAACTATTCCGGGCGCGGTATCCGTAAGGCGTAAAAAAAGAAGGCCGACCCGTACACCGAAATGCAGAGGGGCCGGTCATGTCGAAGGCATTTTTACTCTAATCCGGCCATAAGAGCAAGCCCTAGGCGGTATCCGTAACCATTTTGCTGATGTCGGCAAAATGGTCACTCACCTTGAGCCTCCATCCTTGCCTTGAGGCAAGCGGCTATGAAAGCGCGGGGCGGCGTGGCGGCCATTAAGGATGGCGCGGACTTCCCAATCGCGAAAAGGAATAGGGCGCTCGGTCATGAAAACACCCATAAAAGTGCTTGTATGATCACTAAATTGACAGCGCCCAGGGCCGCGATTTTCACAAGCAAACCAATGCTTTCCTGTTGCTCTTTGGAGTGCAGTTCGATAGACTGTATCATCCTGTTTTGCGCAACAGTATCGCCTGTCGCGCAATAATGTGACAGCAGCGCATGGCGCGCGGCTTGGTCTTTTTTGAATTCCGTCATGGCTTCCCCTTCTTCGCTGCGGCGGCGGTGCGCTTTTTCCGAGTCATGTCGTTCCAAGTCGCATTGCGTAAAAACCAACCCTCTTTGCGATCATAGTCTCTCAAAAGCGAAGGGTCTTTAATCACTTGCTGATACCATTCGCGCAGGCTCGGAAGACATAAGGAGACATCGTATTTCGCCATCACTTCCCCTCCCCAGCAGGTCGCTCGCTCTTGTCCTGCAACCCGACCAGATCACCGCCTTCGTTGATGATGAACGTCCGCGTGTCGTTCGCGTCTAAATGCGCCAATGGTCGCTGGCGTCCCGCCTTCGGTTTTAGATAAGCCTGGGTGGCCTCTAAAACATGAATTGCCGCGCGAATATCATCGCTTGATGGGTGCGAATTAACAATGCCATCAGCCATTGCTTTACCATTCGCCACAACAACCTTGATCGTTATGGTCGGACTCACCAAATCTGTCGCGGCTTCCTTATTTCCAATATGCGGTGAACCAGTGAGCCCTTTGTCGTTTGCATCGCGGCAAACAAGGAATCTGCTAATGTGCAAAATGCGGCCTGCGGCGTCTAGCTCTTCCTCCAATTTTGCCACGCGCTTTTGCAGCGCATCACGCTCGGCGGCGAGGGCGCGGAGGGCGGCGGCGACATCCCGCAATCCCCAAAAACCTCCGTATTCTGTTGCCAGCCGTTCCGCTTCTTCTGTGGTGACGGTCATTCTTTCTTCCCTTCCAACACAATAGCAGCACGGTGTCGGCATTCTTCGGCGGCATCCATCGCGCTTTCGTCAGCGCCGTTCCAATACTCTTTGATGCTTTCCAACACGCCCTCCAACTCCGCCACACGCGCTTGCAGCGCATCGGCCCTGCGTGTTTCGCGCGCATGGCATTCTGCCGCTTGGATGGCGGTTCTTTCCGCTTCTTCACAACGCTTTTGCAGCGCAGCAACGTCTCTGAACATTACCCATGACCCATCTGGCGCGGGTTCACCTCGAATGTATCTGTCGCCATGATTATTGACGATTTCCAGCTTATGACGCTCTAGCATTGGGCTCATTTCCGCTCACCATCTAACACCGCCTGAAGAAACTTTTCCATTTCAGTGATTTTGCTTTGAGGGCCATCCATCTTGATACGATATTGATGCTGAAACCATCCCCTATCCTCATCAATTCGTATATCCAGCCCGCGCCAAAACGCTTCCCCTTTGATCCAAGATTCAAACCCGGAAAGGCGACCGGCAACCCAAGTCAAGCGCAATTCACCCCATGGCTCTTTCGCGCCTTCAGTATGGGCACGGATGCTACCAAGTTCTGCATAAGCGGGCTTGTGACTTTGTTGCGCTGCCCATTGAAGCTGTGCGCAGTGTGCGATGCGTTCTTCCTCAGTCATGTCAGCACCCATACGCACGCCAGCACGGTCCAAGCGCTGGCCCATGCGCCTGACAGGACGCAAAGCGCCCATGTCGGGATCGGGTCGCCCTCCGGCAATGCGCCGGGGTAAATGCCGCCGGTCATTGTTGCACCCATGATGGCTGCCAAACATCGCGCATTTCTTGAATTGACGTTTCATAATCTCGAACAATGATCTTGCTGATATTTTTTCGGTGTGGATCAAAAGCAATCCAAGCCCTTACAGCCCTGTCTTTTTGATTTTGCCCGCCGTTTCCTCTTTGCGGTTCATCAATAATTTGCCGGTAAAAAGCTTTTACTGACGGCCACATTGCGTCAAAATCTGACACTATAAACGCGCGCCACTGATCAAGAATGTCTGCATAATGGCGATCTGGATTTTGCTTTAGACGCAAAATTACTGCGGCCTTAATCCCGGCAGACGATCTTGCTTTTGGTGTATTCCCCGCCGCCGCGTGAAGATCACTTATTTGATCATTAAAAACATTCAAAATCTTTTTAATATCGTGCCCTTCTACGCTGCCAGTTTCGTGCAAGCGCCAAATATAACCGCACGGCTCTATAACTTTTTTTGGTATCCCCGTCGCTTCTGAAACGCTGCGCGCCACGCCACGATCCATGACCTCATAAGCGTCTTCATTCACATCAAGCGCAACGACCATTTGCGCCGCAATTCCAGATTGAACAATTGCCGAAAGGCGATGTTGACCATCCAAAAGCCGACCGCTTGGCGATATGGCAACGCCTTGGTGCGTGAGCTTCCAATTGCCGCGCCGCAGATCATCGGCATATTTTTTTATCTTTGATTTCTTAATTGCGCGATTGCTAGTGTTGCGCTTAAGAAATTCCGCCGCAAGATCTGGCGTGATTTGCATGATTGATATTTTCATGGTTTTGGCTCCTTCGCTCATTGTGCGATCTCCTCGGCGGCGGGTTCGGAAAGGGCTGCATTGATCTTTTCGGCCAATTCAGGGCGGTTTTTCGCCAGCCAGGCGCGCTGCTCGGCAACTTTGGCATCGCCGGTCACATCCTCGCCGGCGGCAATGCGCGCCAGCAACGCATCAACCGCAATCGCAGCCTTATCGGCGGGCTTTTCCACAACCAAAGGCCGCACGGTGAACGGCTTGCGCTTGGCCTTGGTGGCGGTCAGTGCCATTGTAGTTTCGCGCTGAAGGTGGCTCATGTGAGAGATGCGGATACCGCCAACCTCCACGCCGCCAAAAACCACTTGCTCATCCCGATAAATCGTCAGAGACCGCCCGATATAAGCGGCGCCGTCCGGTCCCCACAGGTTCACCAAAACGCGCCGCATGGATTTCCCCGGCTTGAACGGCTTGCCGCCGTCCCCGTCAAAGGAAATGGAAACCGGTTGTTCACCCTCGCCAACAGCCACGCCGGTAATGCGGATTGTGACCGGCCCGCCAATAAGATCATCGGCGTTTAGCTGATCAGATTTTGGCTTGATCGTGCCGCGCAAGTCAATCATTGGACAAACTCCTCCTCCATAGCCCACATGGGCAAATCAACCATGACGATTTCCGGCGCATAGCCGGGCCATATGCCTGTGCGCTCGCACTCGGCGTATTCGTGCAACGCGCGCATGACTTCGCGCTCGCCCTGCGCTACGGCAGAAGGCGACAATTCATAGATACCGATCAAGAATGGCGGCTCGCGCTCCAGCGCAATAAATATGAAGCGGTCAGCTTCAAAGCCCCCAGGCGCGGCCTTCACGCCATGCCGGTAAAATGCTTCCTGCCAATGGTGGCGGTAATTGCCGGCGCTTTTGGCAAACTCGGGCGGGCTGGCATCAACAGTGGTTTTTAGGTCCACAATAATGCGCTGATCACGGCGCAGGCCATCCACACGCCCCCGGCAAAGCAGGCCAGTCGCATCGTTTTGCCAGAATACAGACGCTTCCGGCTCCAGCCCAGGCGCCAGCAATTCGCGCGCCGTAGGGTGCGCCATTACCGCGTCTCGGATGGTCGCCAGTTCGTCAAACTCGGCCACCTTTAGCAGCGTCTTTCCAGACGCTGCCTCTTCCTCTTTCCAGTCCTTCGTGCCGCGCCGCTCAAGCATGGTGCGGGCATAGCGCGCGTCAAACTTGTGAGGTTCCAACAAGGCGCTATGGATTAGCCGCCCGGCATTCATAGCTGCGCTGTCTTTGGACGGCACCAGCGCCTTTGCTGGAGCCTCTGCAAACCGCTTTAGGACGCTGCACGATACCGCCTTGGTCGCGCGGTAATCGGCGTCGGGCAGATCAAGGTAAATGCCGGCCCGCAGCTCGGCGGCGATTTGGTTAGCGGCGGTCATGCTGCACCGCCTTGACGCTTAATTGCGGCGTCAAAGAAATCCAGAATGTCCAGGCTTTCATCGCCAAGCGCGGTGCCTTGCCGCGTGTTTGTCCAATGCTGGCGCGCGGCTTCCATATCCAGAAAGCGGCAACCAGCTTTGATGAAATAGCCTTCCTTGCAATGCCACAGGAAAAACTCATAACTATCTGACCGCGTGGCGCGGCGCAGAATGCCGATGGCGGTCTTGTCGTTGATCTTGGCGCCGACAAGGTAGGCGCCGCCAAGGTTGGCGCCGACAAGGACGGCGTCGGCAAGGTTGGCGCCGCCAAGGTCGGCGCCGACAAGGTCGGCGCCGACAAGGTAGGCGCCGCCAAGGTTGGCGTCGCCAAGGTCGGCGCCGCCAAGGTTGGCGTCGCCGAGGTTGGCGCCGCCAAGGTTGGCGCCGCCAAGGTTGGCGCCGACAAGGACGGCGTCGGCAAGGTTGGCGCCGCCAAGGTCGGCGCCGCCAAGGACGGCGTCGGCAAGGTTGGCGCCGACAAGGTAGGCGCCGCCAAGGTTGGCGTCGGCAAGGTTGGCGCCGACAAGGTTGGCGTCGGCAAGGACGGCGTCGGCAAGGTTGGCGCCGCCAAGGTCGGCGCCGCCAAGGTTGGCGCCGACAAGGTTGGCGCCGCTAAGGTTGGCGCCGACAAGGTTGGCGTCGGCAAGGTTGGCGTCGGCAAGGTTGGCGCGCTTTCCGCCTTTGCTTTCAAGCCATAGCTTATGCTCCGCCAATACGGCGGCGATTTCTTCCTTGGTCATTGTCCATCTCCAAAAAGTGATAGCTGCCCGACATCCGGGATCAGCACTTGCGCGCCGCTCGCCCTTAATAGCGCCTCAATGGCCGCAGCTTGCGCGCGGCATTGCGCGGCATTATCGCGGCACTGTTCGGCCCGGTCGGTATCGCCGAAGCCGTCATACCGCGCCGCAGATGCTTCAAAATGGCGGGCATCAAGGATGCGCTGTGCATGTAGCGCAGCGACAATAAAGACATGATCCGGCGTCATGTCAGAAATCCCGGCGCGCGTTCGCGGCATCAATCGCCCGGTAAAAGGCGCCGTTCGCGGCGCCATCTTCCGCCTTGCGCTCAACCTCATTGGTCAGGGTGCCGGCGGCTTCCACAAGCTGATCAAGCGCGTAGTCAATCGCCTCGGATGCGTCTTGGCTGGGAGCGGCGGCGCTGATTGCCAGAAGCTGCGACACCATGTGTTCAAATTGCAGCATGTCAGCCCATGCGCGGGTCGCGGCTTCGTGCCAGTTGCCTTTCCGGTCATTCGGGCACTTTTCCAAGCGGGTGCGATAGCCTGCCAGCGTAACCAGCGCTTCATGCTGCGCGGGCGGTTCGGGCGGTTGAATTGGCAGAAGATTGAGCATTGTGCTTCCCTCGTTTATTCCGCGCCACCATCGGCGGGGATGGGTGGACCCTATGCCTCACGGCGCGTAGTGTCAAGAAAAAAAGTTTCCATCACCGGCAATTTTTTTTCTTGACAGGCTTCCCGGTTTTGGGCAGGGTTCCGGCCCATGACCATTTCAGACCTCATAGCCCGCGCCGGCGGGCGGAAGCACCTGGCCGAACGCCTCGGATCGAGCGAAAAGGCCGTTTACATGTGGACCCGCAAAGGCGTCCCCCACAAGCATCACGCCCGGCTGCGCGCCATGCTCCGGCGCCGCGTTGCGCCTGGCGCGCTGGCGGTGGCGCTGGAATGGAGGCCGGCCCGTGGGTAGCTTCTGGCGCGAAATCGCGACCAATCAAGATCGCTTGACGCCATCGGAGGATGCCCTTGTATGGCGGTTGCGGGGTCAAAACATGCCATGGGACAAGATCGAGCGCCGCATTAAAAACACGCGCGCCATTGCGGGGGGTGAATGCTTTGGGCCGGCGCCGCACACTATTTTGCGCGCCTGCCTGATGTGCCGTGATGATTTCCAAGCAAAAAGCAAATTCCAGCGCATGTGCGAACGTTGCAGAAAGAGGACAGCATGAACCAGCATAATGGCGTTTGGACGCCAGATCGCGACGCGCAATTGCGCGCGCTTTGGGATGCAGGCCATACCGGGACGGACATCGCGCAGCGCATGTGCGCCACCAAGAACAGCATCATTGGCCGGGTGCATCGCTTGAAGCTGGCGCCGCGCGTGTCGCCCATTGCGACTATCACGCGGCCTTGGACGGAAGAGGAAGACGCGTGGCTGACGCAGCTTTACGGCGGTTTTCTTAACGTTGATCAGATTGGCCAGAAGCTTGACCGCAGCCCGGCGTCTATACGATATCGGGCAGTGCATCTTGGCCTTGTGTCTAAAAAGGGTTCAGCCGAGCATCGTGCCCGGCTGAGCGGCGCGCAACAAAAGAGGACATCCCCTGTCCAGCGCGCCGCAAAAACCAGCGCAGCGCCTCCCTCTGCGCGTGGTGGCCGGGCGTCCTTTCCTCCGCCCGGCGCTAACTTGCCCGGCGCTGATCCGCTTCAAGCGTTGCATCAGCGCCGGGTCTTTTCAGAGAAGCAGTGCAAGGTGGTGGTAAGCGGCGATGATGAACCGCTGCGCTTCTGTTCTGAGCCGGTCATTGCCAACGCCAGGGGTCAGAATTGCGCTTCGCCGTATTGTTTGGCGCATTACCGCGCCGCGTACATCGGCACAAACAAAGACTTGGGCAATCCTGGCCCGGCTAGGTGGGCGTGATGAAAGACATTCGGGTAATCGTCACCGTCAAGAATGCGGTGATGCTTCGCGCAATGGATCAAGCGGGCTTCAGCACCGCGATTGAATTGGCGCGGGCATCTGGCGTGAACAACACCACAGTCGGGCTTTATCTCAACCTGAAATTAGCGCCATACACGCCAAGCGGCGAATTGCGAGATAGCATTGTCCGCATAGGGTATGCCCTAAAGCGGTTGCCAGAAGATTTATTCCCGGCGCCATTTTTGCGCCGCGCGCTGCAAACAAACCGCGTCACGCGCGACGTTGATGCCGAGAGCCTGCCGGCATTGATGGCCACGGCGCCGCCTTCGATCGCCTATGATCCTGAGCGCAGCTTTATCGTGAAAGAAGCGGTTGACTCGCTGATGGTCGCCCTTGAGTCGATGAAGACTATGGACGGCAAAAGCGACGCGCGCGGCATTGCGGTTGTAAAGCATTACTACGGATTGGAAGGCGGCGAGCCTTCCACGCTTGAGGCAACCGCCAAGCATTTCGGAGTGACGCGCGAGCGGGTGCGGCAGATTTTGCATAGGGTGGAATGGCGGCTAAAGCACAAGCTGAACTCGCCCAAATATGAAGACGCAAAGCGCGCGATGTTGGAGATGATGTAATGATCAAGTGCATTTCCGGCTGGTGGTATCTGGTAGGGCTTGGCGCCTTCCATGGCTACCCGTTCCCGACGCGCGCTGATGCGGCGGAAGCGTTGCGGGCGCTGGGGGCGCAGGCTCCATGATAGTCGCCCTGACCTTCACGCTATGCCTTGGCGCGCAATGCGAGCCGGGCATACAATTCCAGCGCGCGGCAGGCACTGGCGAGGCCCGCGCTTGCCGGATGGCTTTCGATTTCGCGCGATCCCGCGCGCATCCTGACGCGACGTTTCGGGATGTGGAATGCAAAGAACAGGAGAGAAAGAAATGAGTGATCAAGAGCGAAGCGCGGGCCAATTTGTTGGAGCAAGCGCATATGGGCAAGCGCAACGGCCTTTCCAGCCAACACCAGAAGAAATAGCAGAATGGCGGAAAAAGGAAGAAGAGCAACGCAAAGTCTACGCTGAGCAACAGCGCAAACAAGCCCGCGCCGAATTGCGCGACCGCTTTGCTGCCGCTGCGCTGACGGGGTTGCTTGTGGCAGGCGATAATTTTGCACAAGTTTACAACCGCGATGAAATGGCGATTGAGGCATGGAATCAAGCCGACGCCATGCTAAAGGCGCGCGGCGATGACTGACACCCGCGCGCAGCTTCGCGCCGTGCTGGTTGTGGCCATCGCAGCCATAGCAGCAGCCTTCGCCGTGCATGTGACCGCACGGCTGAACGACATTCTGACAATCCTGGAGGGGATGAAATGAGACACAACCGCACAATCCGCGAAAAGGCGCGCCAGTATGGCGAGGCAGCGATTGCGCTTGCCATGATGGCCGGCGCGTCCTTCGCTGGCGCAGGCGCCGCGCATTGGGTGTTTGGGCCATGAGTGACATCATATTGGCGATTTATATTTCTGCGCTTTTGGGTGCCTGCATTTGGGGTTCGGCGCCTTTTTTACTGAAGGCGGTGCTGGGATGAGCAACTTCGAAAAGTTCGACGCGATCATGTCGCGATTGATTGGCATTGCGGTGATCGGGTTTGGCTTTGGTGTCATTGGCTGGGGCGTCATTATCGGGATGCTTTGGATACACAAGGTGGTGTTGTCATGAAGGAGGATAAGATGGACAAAGACTGGATTGCTCTTTTTGTTGCTGGGGTTGTGGTGTGGGGGCTTTTGGCCTTCGCAGTAACAGCAGCGGCATTGGCCGTCGGCTCTTGGCGGTGGGCACTATCATGACCGCCGACCCCCAGCGCAAACTTAAAGAAAGATTGGCCTTGGCTGTACAAACGGGCGAACACCCAATCCGTATCTCGATCATAAAATCTATGATAGATGTCGGTATTACAGACCGTGATCTAAGAGGCCGCAAGCGCCGCGCGCAACCCGAAGCCGCTATCCAGCGCGCCATCATCGCGCGGCTGAAACTGTCCGGCATTGTGTGCCACCACTCGCCCAACGCAGCCAAGCGCAGCGTGATGGGCGGACGGCGCATCAAGGCTGACGGCATGATAACCGGCTGGCCTGACCTAATCGTAATCGGACCGGAAGGGCTGGTGGCGTTTCTGGAGGTGAAGGCGCCGGGCGGTAAGCCATCGCCAGCGCAAGCTGAGATTGGCGAAATGTTGAGGCGCATGGGGCACACATGGGCCGTGGTGCGGTCGCAGGAGCAAGCCGTAACATGGCTGCAAGCATGGGGATGGGACGTGAAATGAGTTCACATTGGAAGAAAAAGCGGAATTGCCGCACGTGTCGTTTTGCAAGCGCGACAGACAAAGAGCGTTCATATACGCCTGGCTTTGTTCATCGGTGCTTATTCCCAACCGATCAACTAGATTGGCCAGTGTTGCCGAGTAGCCTGACCGGGGCTTATGGCGTGGTATCTATATTGGACAACATAAAGAGTGGCCGTGCCAAGAAATCGGTCAACATTCGTGATGCCAGAGAAGGTGAAAGCTGCCCAAAATGGGAACAATGGGAGGTTTCAAAATGATTGACTGGAACAAGCCGATTGAGACGGTGGACGGGCGGAAGGCGCGCGTGATAGAGCACTTGCCGGACCCGCCAGGAGACCCAAACGATGAGGGGTATTTCGTGCCAAGGATGGTATGGGTCGAAAGCGCAAGAGCCCACGGTTTTGGCGATGTCTTCCTTGTGACTGATCGGGGCGTCCGCTGCGATGATACCGCTTGGCGCGCCCGGTCTTCAGTGCCGCAAATTCGTGAGCCGTTCATCCGCAACGTGCGGGGGAAGCGCGAGGGGTGGGTGAACATTTACGACGTGCATAAGACTGAGGCGGCGGCAATACAATGCCGCAGCCAAAATGAAGGCGTTGTTACGCGCTTTGTAAGATGGGAGGAATGACCGCCCCGCCCTACCCTCCGCCCATGACAACGCTGGACTTCGGCCCGGAGCCGCATAGCGAAGTGACGCAATGGGTCAAGCGCGTGTTTGAAACGCTGCAAGAGCGCGAGCCTGATCCGGTGGAAGACGCGGAACGGGCGGCGCATTTCGAGACATGGAAGGCGAAGCAGATAAAATGACCCTCGCCGCGTCCGCCCAATGGCTGGCGGAAGAAATGGGCCTGCCCGTTTTCCCGTGCGATGAACACAAGCGCCCGATGACGGCGCACGGCTTTCGCGATGCGACACGCGACCCGGAGACAATCCGGCGCAGCTTCCGCAATGCCGCGATGATCGGCATCCCCACGGGCGAGGCGTCCGGGTTTTTCGTGTTGGACCTGGATTGCAAAAACGGCGCCCAAGGCCTGGAATGGCTGGCAGCGCATGAAGCGCGCCTGCCCCAGACGCGCCGACACCGGACCCGGAGCGGCGGCGTTCACCTGCTTTTCGCCATGCCTGCCGGTCGGGCGATCCGCAACAGCGCGTCCCGCGTCGGGCCGGGCGTGGATGTTCGCGGGACCGGCGGCTACATCATTGCGCCGCCAAGCGATGGCTATGACGTGGTTGACCCCGCCACTATTGCCGATGCGCCCGCGTGGTTGTTGGATCTGATAGACCCGCCCGCCGCGCCAGCGCAGCCCATAGCGCCGCGCCAGCCAAGCCCGCCCCGCCAATCTGGCGACGGCACCCGATACGGCCTGCAAGCCTTGGACAACGAGTGCCAGGCGATCATGAGCGCCCCGGACGGCGCCAAGCATGACACGCTCAATCGCGCGGCATTCTCGATCGGCGGCCTAGTCGCAGCCGGCGAATTGGCAGAAGGCCCGGCGCTTCATGCGCTCGCGTCCGCATTGGCCGGGATAGCCTCACGCTGCGAGGATTACCCGGCAGCGCAGAAAACCCTAGGCGCCGCGTTTCGCGCTGGCATGGCCAAGCCGCGCGCCGCGCCAGCCCCCATGATCCGGCGGACCATTGTCGAGGAATACATGCCGCGCGCTGATGAACCGCCGCCGCGCGACCATGCGCCGGACCATTGGAGCGCAGAACCTGACCCGGAGCCGCCGCAGATTGAGGTGGAGAAGGTAGCCCCCGACGCGCCCGGCACCGGCCTGCCGTTGGTCTATTTCCAAGATGTCGAACCCGCCTTAACCGGAGATGATTTTGTTGAGGGCTTGCTGATCCGGGCCGCAATGTCAGTCTTCTATGGCCCGTCAAACTGCGGCAAGACGTTCTTTGCCTGCGACCTAGCGCTGCATGTGGCCACGGGCAAGCCCTGGAACGGGCGAGAGGTAGCCCAAGGTGGGGTGATCTATTGCGCTTTGGAAGGTAGCCACGGCATCCGTAACCGCGTGGCAGCATGGGCAAAGCATTACGGGGTGGAAGGCGCCCCGATCCCCTTTGCCATTATCCCGGTCGCCTTGGACTTGCTGAACCCAGAGGCGGACACGTCCCGGTTAATCGCGGCCATTCAGGAAGCCGCTGCCAAGATGGGCTGGAATGTGGCCCTTGTGGTGATGGATACCCTTTCCCGCGCCATGGCCGGGGGCAACGAGAACGCCCCGGCAGATATGGGCTCTTTGGTCATGAATAGCGACCGGATTCGGCAGGCAACCGGCGCGCATGTGGCCTGGATACACCATTCAGGCAAGGACCAAGCCCAAGGCGCGCGGGGACATAGCCTGCTACGCGCCGCCACTGACACCGAGATCGAGATAAGCCGCCCCGACGCCAATAGCCCATCCACCGCCCGCGTGACCAAGCAACGCGAGCTTGAGATTGACGGGGCTTGGACCTTCAGCCTAGAACGCATTGACCTCGGCACCAATCATCGCGGCAAGCCGGTCACAAGCTGCATCGTGACCCCAGCCGAGACGATGGCCCAGGAAGCCCGCGCAAGCCTCACCAATGGCGAGGCCATGGCCCTGCGCATCCTGGAAAATGTGATGGCATTGCGGCCCGTTGAAGTGCCTTATCAAGCCGCGCAATCAGGCGTGAAGGCTGCCACAACAAAACACGCATGGCGGGAAGAATTTTACGCCCGCTCAACCGCAGATAAGCAAGACACAAAGAAAACAGCATTTAACCGCGCCATAGAGGGGCTGGAGCGAAAGGGTAAAATCGGGGTGCATTATGATGTCATTTGGGCAGTCTAAAATGGTAATCGCGCGCAATCAACTATCACTTTTTGACCCCCAAAATGGCCGGGACATTGCCGGGACAAATCGGGACAATCGGGACATTTTGACCGGCGGCGAGGGCCATGAACCGGGACATTCTGGAACCCCCCCCCTTAAGGGGGGGGTCCAATGTCCCGATGGCTCGGGGTCTGGAATGTCCCGGCCCCCAAGTCCCGACGCCAAAGCGTTAGAAAGGCGCAACGACAGGCGAGCAGTCTTTGCGGCATGGAAAGCCGAGTGCCGGCGCTATGACGCCGAGGGCAGGCAGGATGAACTGCCGCCGCTGCCCGACGGATATGTGTCGCAGGGCATGGCCAGACTGCAACGCGAAACCAAGGAGCATCGCAAATGGCGCTAGACCCGGCGGACGTGGCCCGGCGCCACGTGGATGAAGAACTGATGGAAATCGCCTTGGTGAAGGCTAACGAGGCCCTACGCGGGCTTGAAATGGCCCAAGAGCAACCAGACAAGGATTACTTGACCGCCAAGGCCGAGCGGTGGCAGAAATGGGAAGCTACAGCCCGGAAGCAGATGGAGCTAAAGCAATGATTGACTGGCAGCCTATTGAGACCGCGCCGAAGCAAGGCAAAGTGATGGTTTGCGCCGAATTGGCCACGGTCTTCATGCTGAGGCTGGCTTGGTACAAGACCCCGGAAGACGTGGAGCAGCTAGGCGCCCCCCCGGAACACGTAGGCTGGTGGTCGTTTTACCTGTCATGCGGCAGCGAGAAGCTATCCTGGGAGCCCACGCATTGGGCAGTTTGGGAGCCGCCAAACCAATGAACAACCCTCCGCGCGCGGCCAAACGGGGCAGGGGTCGCCCTGAAAGGCAAATAGAGCCCGATTTCGGGCCGATACAAGGCTTTTTGGCGGGTAGAGTGCTACTAGGCTACCGGACAGACCCGGAAGCGCCATCAGCGCCCGCGATACGCGCCGCAAGCCGGAAGGTGATTTATCACCAGCTTTGGGTGATCGGTTTTCTGACGGACGAGCATCACGAAGCGGCGGACCGATACCTTCACCGGCTGGAGGTGGCGGACGGGGCTAAGGCAAGCGCGCGCGGCGGTGGCGGTGGCGGATATGGCCCGACCATGGGGCAGGTAGCGGCGCTGGCCGATCTGAGGCTGGCCGATGCCGCTATCGGAAGCCGCTTTTTGGTCGCGCAAATTCGGATGGCGATTATGGGCAAAGATGATGCGGGCAACGAGGGATGGCCGCCTGGCCTGGCGCCTGAAGCGTTCCGGGCCGCGCTGAGCAGAATGGCAGCGGTTTGGGGGATGTGATGCTGGTCTGGTTTTTATTGATTGCGCCTCAAAGCGCGGTTTGGGCCTATTACGGGCACGATACGCTCGCCGGCGCTTTGTTGGCGTTAGCGGCGCTGCCAGCAGCCATGAAATGGGTTTTTCGATTGTAAAAAAAATCGCGCGCCCTGCATTTTTTCGCTTGACGTGCCGGACCAATGGTCCTACAAAGGGACATCAGCAAGGGCAATCAAGCCCGGCTGCGAGAGAATAGACCGATGGCCAATCAATCAAATCGCGCTCAAATCCGCCAAGATGGCTCCGAGGTTGTGCTGACGTACGCTGATCCCATGACTGGCGAGCAAATTGTGCGGCGTTTTTATGCGCCAGCAAATGGCGGCTATGTGCGCGATCAGTCCGGCCGGCAGATTTGCCAGGGCTTAAGCCATCGCGGCAACACGCTGGTTTTGACCGGCGGTAATAGCCTCATCTCGCTGATCCGTCGTGAGTGGCAGGTAGCGCGCCGCGCAGAAACGCGTTTTCTTGCAGCGTAAGGGGCCGCGCCATGACCAGCACGAAAGAGCTTGAGCAGCTTGTAAACCTAATGCGCGCTACAGGCGCCAAAGTGCAAGTCAAGCATGACGCAAACGGCTATATCGACACAATCCAAATTGCTCAGCTTGTCCCCAAAGCTGGACGCCGCACCATTGGGCCCTATCCAATGAGCCCTATTGCTGCCGCCGAAGCAATGCGCGGGTACCTCAACGCATGACCCCTGACCAATTCCGCGCCGCCCTTGCCGACCTTGGGCTATCCCAGGTCGGCTTTGCGCGCTTGGCCTTGGTGGACGCCCGCACCGTGCGCCGATGGTGCGACGGGACAAGGGCCGTGCCGGGGCCGGTGGTGGCGCTGCTGGAGCGCTGCCGCATATGGAACGCGTTTCTGCAAGATAACCCGGCACCGCGCCGGGACTGAATGCCCCTTGGAAGCTTCAACGCTGGCGCCCGGCTGGCGGATCGACCTGACCAGCGCGACCCCGAAAGGGCGAGCGTCAACACGGCCCAAGGGGTTGTCACAATCCCGTGATGGTCAGGACCGGGCAATTTTGAAAGGAGCGACATGATACCCCTATTCGGCAATGCGACCGTCCTTTGGACTGAGCGCGAAATCGAAGAACGCGACGCGCTGATCCGGCTGATTGCCGTGATTGTGCGGGACGCTTGGCAGGCGCTTAACCCTGCCGTGACTATGCTCCGGGTCGAGACGCCAATCCTTACGCCTGCCGAGCATCTTGGCGGGCATATCAAGGCCGGGTTTGAGCTTCTCGGCACTGATCGCGGATATTTGCGGCCTGAGACTACGGCTGGCACGTTTGCGGCGCTTGGCGCCCTGTTTCCCCAGCAAGCGCAGCGCATGAAGCGCCTGCCGGTGTGCCTTTGGCAAGCCGGGAAGTCCTTCCGGGACGAAGCGCACGGCGAGACCATGCGCGCCACCAAGCTGCGCCTGCGGGAGTTTTGGCAACAGGAGTTCCAGCTATTCTGCCGGCCTGACACCAAGGCGGACTACATCGGCGCGGCGCTGGATGCCCTGACCGCGCGCTTTGGCGGCGAGGCTGCCCCGGCTGATGACCTGCCGCATTACAGCCGACGGACGGTGGACTGGCACATTCAGGGCCTAGAGGTGGCGGGATGCTCCGAGCGGACGGATTGGCCCGACGGCATGGTGTTTGAGGTGGCCATCGGGCTTGATAGGCTGATGGCGCTGAAAACCGCTTGACAAGCCTCTGAATTATTTGTAGGGGGGCTTTATCATTGACTTTCTGCGCCCGGAGCCTAGCAAGGCTGCCGGGGATAGCCGTGGGTTCACCAGGTGGGTGAAGCAAGTGAACATCTAGCCCGGCATTTTGCGCGGCTGACGAGCCCGAAAGGGCGAAACGCTTACGCGTCCCGCGGAGTCGCCCCAGCCGGGGAATAACTGGCGACCTAGGCCCACCACTTTAACCGCCCGGAGCCCCACAAGGCCCGGGGCATCGTCTCACCTGCCAAGCGCAGGAGGAGCATTCGAAGCCGCTCCGGTTAGCCTGAGCGGCTTCAGCATTTTCATGGAGAGACACGATGGGCACGAAGCGCAAGGGCGGCAAGAAATACTAATGGGCGGTCGCACCAGCGCGACCCGCAAAGGCAACGGTCCCGGCTACGGCGGGCCTGCCAAGGGCGCCAGACGTGGGAACGGGCGCGAGGCCTATACTGCCGACACGCAGCCATCCCCGGACGCCAAGCGCGCGGGTCATGAGGTCGCGGCAGAGATACGGGCGAAGATTGCGGCTCGCAAGGATGAAATTCTCGAAGCGCAACTGGCGCGGGCGACGGATGAGCACAATCCTTCCGGCCATGCGGCGGCGGTGGACTTGCTGAACCGCATCATGCCGCCAGAGAGCAAACAGACTGTTTCCGGCGATGCTGACGCGCCGCTGGCCTTCACCATCGTTACCGGAGTGCCCCGCGCGGAGGATTAACCATGTCGCGCGTGATTGACCTTGGCTATCGGGCGCGGGAGCAATTCGCGCCATTTCATCGGCGCCGGGAACGCTGGGCCTGCCTTGTGGCGCATCGGCGCGCGGGCAAGACGGTGGCCTGTGTGGCAGACTTGGTTGACGCGGCATTGCGCTGCACCAAGCCTAACCCGCGCTTCGCCTATGTGGCGCCGTTATATGTCCAGGCAAAGGACATCGCTTGGGGCTATGTGAAGCAATTCACGCGGGCTATACCGGGAGCGGCTTGGCACGAAAGCGAGTTGCGGTGCGACCTGCCGAACGGGGCGCGCATTCGGCTTTACGGGGCCGAAAACTACGAACGGTTACGCGGCCTGTATTTTGATGGCGTGGTGCTGGATGAATATGCGGACATGCCCCCGGCCATCTTGCCGGAGGTGATCCGCCCTGCGCTTGCTGATCGGGAAGGCTGGGCGACGTTGAATTGGAAGCCGCGCGGGCGGTAATGACGCCCGAGCAATATGCCCAGGAATGGGAATGCAGCTTCGACGCGGCGATTATCGGCGCGTATTACGGGCGAGAGATTGCCCAGGCTGAGGAAGCCGGGCGTATCTGTCATGTGCCGGCTGATCCGGCCTTGAAGGTGCATACGGCTTGGGATTTGGGCGTCGGTGACAGCACGGCCATATGGTTCTTCCAGGTGGCGGCTAACCAGATCCGGGTGATTGATCACTACGAGGCGAACGGCCACGGCCTGCCGCATTACGCGGCGGTTCTGGCTGCCAAGGGCTACCAATACGGGCACGATTACCTGCCGCATGATGCCAAGGCGCGGGACCTGGGGACGGGCCGGACGCGGATCGAGACTTTCCGGGAATTGACCGGGCGAGTGCCCCGCGTGTTGCGCGCCGGCAAGGTCATGGATGGGATCAACGCGGCGCGCGTGACCATGGCGCGGTGCTGGTTTGATGAAAGCAAGTGCCGCGAGGGCTTGGAGGCGCTGCGCCAATACCGGGCCGACTATGACGAGAAAAAGCGCGTGTTTCGGGATGAACCGCGCCACGATTGGACCAGTCACACGGCGGACGCCTTTCGCTACATGGCAATGGCATGGCGTGAATTGCGGCCTGAAAAACCGCCCGAGCAACCGCGCTTTGCTATCCAGGCAGCGCCGGGCGGAATGCAGATCAACCTTGGTGAATTGGCGCGGCGGCACTTGCAGCGGCGCGCGGCCATGAGAGGGGATTACGAATGAGCGAAACTTTCCCGGCGAGCGGCGCCGCAGCCGTAACGGCCAGCGACACAACGGAGCTTGGCCCGTGCCGCGCGTTGTATGTCGGCGGCGCCGGCAATGTGGTGGTGCAGATGCCTAACCGAGACACGTCCATCACGTTTTCAAGCGTGCCAGCAGGCACGATCCTGCCGGTGATGGCGCGGCGCGTGATGGCGGCGACCACAGCAACGAGTATCGTGGCGCTGTATTGATGATTTCGCTGGGCATTTCCATCCCAATGCTTGCTAGGCCATCGGGTGGTGGTGGCATCGTCACCAGTGGGCTTGTTATGCACCTGGACGCTGGTAATGTGTCAAGCTATCCAGGTAGTGGTACAACTTGGACTGACCTGAGCGGTAGCGGGAATAACGCAACGTTAGTTAATTCGCCGACATTCAATTCCTCTAATGGGGGCAGTTTAGTTTTTAATGGATCAAATCAATACGCGACCACAGCCTTTTCTTTCAGCGGTCGGCCCTTTAGTATTGAAACGTGGGTTCGGTTCACTAATCAAAACGCCTTTCAAACCGTGGTAGGTCAAGATACATCGCAAGCAACACCACTTGGTAGATTTTACCATCAAAAAACAGATACATCTGGTGGTGGTGGACGGCCACTAAACGCTTTCGGATTTGCGTTGACTAATACGGCAAATGCAAATGTGTATTGCTATGACACTTCTTCAATCGTCTTGGATACTTGGTATCAATATATAATTTCGGTGAGTGCCTCACAGTTAATTCTGTATCGTAACGGAAGCGCAATCACGACTGTCAACAATAGTGACGCGTTAGCCTCTGGCACTGGAAACACGCTGATAGCGGCAGGGTATTACAACAACAACATTGTAGATTATCTGGACGGTCGTATTGCGATTTCTCGTTTTTACAACATCGCATTCGACGCATCCCAAGCAGCGCAAAACTTAGACGCCGACCGTGGGAGGTTTGGCCTATGACCCGCATCACTCCCGGCATTTCGCACGCGTTTTTAGGCGCAGCCCTAACCGCGCTGATCGGCTTGCCTTGCGCGCTTGCGGGATTGCCTGCGCTGATTGGCGCCGCGTTCGCGATTGGCTTCTATGTGGGGCGGGAACGGCGCCAATCTGAGGAGCATTTCGGCAGCAATCGAATTTACCCCTGGCAGTGGAAGCCGCGCGCTGGGCGTGACATCGCTTGGCCTGCGCTGGCGGCGGCGCTGGTTGCGTTTTTGATTGAGGTAGCTACCCCATGAGCGACAGCGCCACCGAGGCCTATGAAGACCGCGAAGACGCTGGCAAGGATGATGCCGGGCTTGCGCGTCTATGGCTGGACAGCGTGGCGCTGGCGAGGAAGAATGAAGCCGACTGGCGCAAGGGCGCTGGCGAGGCGCGTGAGCGCTACCGTGGCGACAGCAAGAACAACCAAGGCAAGAAATTCAATATCCTGTTTGCAAACACGCAGATCACGTTGCCCGCCATCTACAATTCCACGCCAATCCCGGACGTGCGGCGCCGCTTTGGTGATGCTGATGCGACTGGCAAGGTTGCCGCGCAGGTGCTGGAGCGCAGCCTAAGCTATTCCTTCGACGCTTATGATTTCGGCGGCAACATGCGCGCGGCGGTGTTTGACAGCGTGCTGGCCGGGCGCGGCGTGTTGCGTGTGCGCTACGAGCCTTCCTTTGAGGAAACGGAGGAAGAACAACAGGAAGCGGCGGAAGAATACGCGGAAGATGGCGAGGCCATGCAGCCCGCCGCGCCGCGCTTGGTGTTTCAGAAGGTTTGCGTTGAGCATGTGGACTGGCATGATTTCATCATTGGGCCAGGCCGCAAGTGGGAAGAAGTGCCGTGGATCGGCTTCGAGCATCGCCTAACGCGCGATGAATTGAAAGACCGCTTTGGCAACATTGGCGCCACCATGCCGCTTGACATTGTGACCGATGACGCGCGGGCGCGCAATTCTGACCCGCGCGACGTGCCGGACGTTTTCAAGCGCGGCACGGTATATGAGCTTTGGGATAAGGAGGAGCGCGAGGTTCTTTTCATCGCGCCATCATTGCCGTCCAAAATCCTAAAGCGTGTGGATGATCCGCTTGGTTTGCAAGACTTCTGGCCAATGCCGCGTCCGATTTATGATGTGGTGGATAGTGGAAGCCTTGTGCCGATTGTTCCGTATTCGCTTTACAAGGATCAGGCAGAGGAGCTTGATCACGTCACGCGGCGGATTGACAAGCTGGTAGAGCAATGCCGCTATCGTGGTGTCTATGCTTCAGATATTGAGGAATTTGAGAAACTAGCCCGCGCCCAAGATGGTGAATTTGTCCCAATTCAGAACGCGATGCAGTTTGCCGAGCGCGGGCTTGACAAGGCAATCTGGCCCGTGCCGCTTGAAACGCTGGTTTCTGTCATCATCCAGCTTATGCAGCACCGCGAGGCGTTGAAGGCCACCATTTACGAAATCACGGGCCTATCTGACATTGTGCGCGGCGCCAGTGTGGCGAGCGAGACTGCCACGGCGCAGCAGATCAAAGCCCAGTTTGGTTCGATCCGCATTCAGGACCGGCAGGCCGAGGTGCAACGCATGGCGCGCGATGCCGTGCGGTTGATGGCCGAATTGATTGGCGAGAAATTTGAGCCTGAGACGCTTGGCCTGATGACCGGCGTTGATTTGCCGCAAGCGCAACAGAAGATGATGGCGCAACAGGCGGCGATGATGGCGCAACAATCCGGGCAGCCGGTGCCGCCTGAGATTGAGCAAGTACTAACTGTCCCTTCATGGGATGACGTGCTGCAAGTGCTTCGCTCCGATGCTATGCGCGGCTATCGGGTGGACATTGAAACCGACAGCACGGTGCAGGCTGATGTTGCGCGGTTGAAGACAAACGCGGCAGAGTTTGTGCAAGGCTTTGGCGGGTTCATCCAGGCGGTGGGGCCGGCGGTGCAGGCTGGCGCTATGCCGATGGATGTTGTGGCGGATTTGCTGACTGCCTTCGCGCGCAATTTCAAGCTAGGGCGCCAAGCGGAAGACGCGCTAGAGCGCATGGGCAAGATTGCCGCGCAACCGGCGCCACAACAGGATCAGGGTGCGGCGGCAGAAGCGCAGCGTGCGGCGGCAGAAGCGCAAGCCGAGCAGCAACGCGCCGCGATGGAGATGCAAGCCAAGCAGGCCGAAGCGCAAGCCAAGGCGCAGCTTGAGCAAGAAAAGCTGGCGCTTGAAGCGCAGCGCTTGGCGATGGAAGCGCAGATCAAAGAGCGCGAGATTGCCATTCGCGAAGCCGAGGTGGCATTGAAGGCGCAAAGCGAAGCTGCCCGATTGCAAGATAGCCAAGCGGCGCGGGTCGAAGCCCGCAAGGATGCGCTACTGCCTGACCGTGAAGCCTTGCTTGAAGAGAATGAGGCACAGATGCGCGAATTAGCGGCGGCAATGGCCGCATTGAACCAGACATTGGCGGCGCAGGCCGAGCAACAGGCGCAAGCCGCCATGATGCAAGCGCAAGCGCTGGCGCAGCTTGCCCAGGCGATGATGGCGCCGAAACGCGTTGTGCGTGGCAATGATGGCCGCGCCATTGGCGTTGAAACCACTCTGAATTGATAGGAACACACCATGTCCGCAACAAACGCCTTTGAGACAAGCTTGCTTCAGCATATTTTTCAAAATGCTGCCATTGCCAACATTGGCGATGCCACCGGGCTGCCAGCATCCGCGACGGCAGGCTCTTTGTTCGTGTCGCTGCATACCGCCGACCCCGGCGAAGCGGGCGCGCAGAATACCAGCGAGGTTTCCTATACCGGCTACGCGCGCCAAGCGGTTGCCCGTTCCGGTTCTGGATGGACAGTATCTGGCAACAACGTGTCAAACGCGGCTTCGGTTGCCTTTGGGCCTTGCACAAGCGGTTCTGCCACGATTACCCATTTTGGGATCGGCACGGATTCAACTGGCGCGGGCAACCTGCTTTTCAAGGGCGCTTTGACTACTTCGATTTCTGTCACGACAAGCTCAAACGCGACCCAAACCTTCGCCATTGGCGCGCTTGATGTGAATGTGGATTGATCTCCATAAGCTTCGACTGACCATGGCTTTCACCTTCACGGATGCAAACGCATGAGCGATGACGAAATCAGCCCAACGCAGTTAGCCTTATTGGCCGCGCGCGTATCGCAGCCGGACTTGCATGGGCTTCCTGAGTGGATGGCTGCAAATTTGCTGAATGTTCCTGACGTTTCGCTGCCCAAGGTAAAGCAGAAGGTGGCAACAGGCGTTGCGCAACAGTTGCTATTGACTACAGGCGAGTGGGCCAAGGCGGTTGTCGCGGCGGGAAACGAGGCCTTGCCAGAAGAAACCAGGGCGGCGGCTATTCTCATGCGCGATACAATCCGTCAAAGCAGCCATATCGAGGCAGACGATCCAGAAGCCTATGAGGCGGTTGGTTTGGTGCTGACAAAAATGGTTCAAGTTGGATTGCTTTCGGCAGCGACAAAAGATCGGCTTTTAGCTTTGGCAGATCGGCACCCTTCTTGGGCTGAAGCAAATGGCGTCACGGTCACTGCACGGACTGTCGGTCTGGCGCGGGGCGGCGTGTAATGGCAGTCGCGAAATGGGCAACGCCTTCGGCGCGGTCAAGCAATTTTGCGGGAACAACGCTCAATTCACTGGCCAATGGCAGCGAAAGCACGGTTGTCACCTATGATAATTCGACAAACCGTGACCTTTACAACGTTGTGACCATAAAGCTTGGCAGCATTACGCCTAGCACTGGCGGTTCGATAACGCTTCGCGTCACCCTGAATGACGGCACTGATACGGCAGACCGGATCGGCGGCGATCTGTATGTCATTCCGCTTACCTCCGGCGCATCCGCCAAGGTGGCGGTTGTCAATATGGTCAGGCTCTACCCATTCTCCATGCGGTTTAGCGTGATCAATAACGCGGGCGTGTCACTGGCCGCATCCGGGAATGAGCTTTACGTGCGTCCGTGGAATGAGGATGTCACCTAAATGCCGCGCGGGGTCAGCAGACTTGATGAAGCGCAGTTGCAGGGGAATCGGTTGTGGACGCCTGACCTGTTGCGGCCTGCGCTGTGGCTTGACGCTGCTGATGCTTCTACAGTTTCAGTAGCAACAGGCATCAGTGAGTTGCGCGACAAGAGCGGCAACGGGCGGCATTTTACGCAGACAACCACGCCAAGCCAGCCATCGTATAACCGGAACGGAATAAACGGTCTTGGCAGCATCGCCTTCGATGGCACCGCCAAGGCGTTGCAACGCGCGCCAGAAGCTTGGGCATTTCAATATCCAATCACGGCATTCGTCGTGTTTCGGGCGGCTGCATTAACTGGCGCCTACAACTCATTGTTTGAATTTTTTACCTCAGCTGGCCCTTCAACTGCGGGGTGGAGTGATCTTATCAAAAGCAATGGACGGTCGGCTGTGTATTCAACAAACACAGCGGGAGCACAGCCAAATTATGACGGAACGGGGTCGTTGACCTACGTGACTAATCAAACGTATATTTTCACAGGTGTACATCAAAACAATTCATTAGTTGGGCTGCAAAATGGCAAAGCAGACGGCAGCAACACTGGAACGTATACCTTACGCACTAACTTAGGAACATCTCCGCTCTACATCGGCTCATCACCGTTGTTCGCTAGATACACGAACTGGATGATAGGCGAAGTCATCATCTCGAATGGTGCCGAGCTATCGGTAGATAACCGAATGAAGGTCTTAGGGCATCTCGCGTGGAAATGGGGAAATGCCGCTAACTTGGTGACGAGCAGCCCGTTCCTGAATTGTCCGCCTTTACTCGGGGACTAAGCGATGTCTTTGCGCGTCCGCGTCCCGGCGATTGCTGACCTAGCAGGCGGCGCTCTTGTAGGGGCGTCAACCCTAACCTTCACGCCAACCGGCGCGCTGTTGGGTGATGGGCCACTTAATGGGGCATCGGCGCTAACCTTCACGCCAATCGGCGCGCTGTTGGGTGATGGGCCGCTTAATGGGGCATCGGCGCTAACCTTCACGCCAATCGGCGCGCTGTTGGGTGATGGGCCGCTTAACGGGGCGTTAACCCTGTCTTTCACCACGGCGGCAGACCTTACCGGGTCTGGCGGCGCTGGTGATATTGCAGGCGCGGCAACGCTAACTTTCACGACTGTTGGCGCGTTGCTTGGTGATGGCCCGCTTATCGGCGCGGCTTCGCTTACTTTTACCACGGCGGCAGACCTTACGGGATTGGGTGGTGCTGGCGCTCTTGAAGGGGTAGCAGCACTAACCTTCACGACTGAGGGCGCCCTAATAGGCGGTGGTGCGCTAGAAGGCGCTACATCGCTAACCTTTACCACAACTGGTACTGCCATTACGGCGGCGGAAATTTCCGGCGCGACTACGCTCACATTCCTGCCGGACGCTACACTATCGGGCGGCGGTGCGGAGATAGCTGGACAAACCACGCTAACCTTTTCGGTGGCGGGTTCGCTTAACATTGAGGCCATTGCCCCGCCTGCCGGTGGCGATGATGCGCCCGCCCGCACTGAGGACATCCGGCGCCTTGCCAAGCGCGAAAAGCGCCGGCAACGGCTGGAAGATGAACGCGGGCGGCGTTTCCGGCAGGCGGACGTGCAAGAAGCGCTGGCGGACGCCAGAAAGGCCGCGCCGGAAGATTTTCGGGCCGAGATTGCGGCGCTTGATCGGCAAGCGCGCGACCTGGCCACGATTGACCGCATTTCCGCCTTGCTAGACGGGATTGCGGAATTGCAAGCCCGCGCATGGGCTGATGATGACGACCTAACCGTTCTTTTAATGGTGATGTAATGCCCCGCTATCGCTGGAACCGTGACACGCTTCGCCTGGAAGAAGTGACCGACGAGCCGCGCGCTGCGCCTGACACGCCTGGCATCATGCGTGACTTGCCGGCTTATAAGTCCCCGCTTGGCGATGGGTGGATTGATGGCCGGGCCGCGCGCCGGGAGCATTTCAAGCGCACGAATACGCGCGAGGTTGACCCTTCCGAATGGCCCGGCGGCTATCGCAGTGAAAAATTCGCAAACCCGCGAAACCTGCCTTTGAGGCGGGACTAAGCAGGAGACCCCATGTCAGAAATACTTGAGCAACCGGCGGTCGAAGAAACCGCGCCGGAACCCATTACCGCGCCCGCGCCGGCAGAGACCGCCAAGCCTTCAATTCGTGACACGTTGGAAAGCGTGTTGGCGAAGGCGGAAGAACGCGGCGACGATGGGCGCTTCAAGGCCAGAGATACGGCGCCAGAACCCGCGCCAGAAACACCGGACCAGCCCGAGACAGCGAAGGCGGCAGAACCTCAAGCCGAGGCCATCGAGCCGCCTTCCTCTTGGTCC